TTCTTCCCAGATGACTGGGCGTACACCGCCTATCACATGGCGTCTGGCCTCTTCGAGGAGATCCCAGATCCAACCGTGAGTGAACCCGTTGCGCCTGTAGGGCCTGCTGAGGAAGTGGCCCCGGCGTCTGACGCTGAGGCTCAGGAGCGTCAGACGCCGGGGCCACGAACACGCAAGCCAGCGCCACGAAAGCGCGCAGTAAGGCGGTAGCGCATGACATCAGCAGTTCGCGCCAGTATGGCCCCGCTGATTGACCGCGTGCGCCGTCTCTGTGGCGATATCGTGACGGCTGGCAACGCGCCGCAGTTCTCTGATCTTGCCGTCCAGCAAGTCTTAGATCGCTATCGAAACGACGTGCGGTACCTGGAACTGCGCGAAGAGCCGACGTATCAGGTCGCGCCGCTGCCAACTGTGTGGTTGGACTTCTACGACGATGGCCGCGGCGATTGGGAGACCGACGCCGTGCTCCAGCGCTACGACTGGACGGTGCTCACACCAGCCACCTCTGACTGGCTCACTGGCCACTGGACGTTCGCCAGTTCAGTTAATCCGCCGGTCAACATCACCGGCAAATCCTATGACGTTCACCTGGCGGCGGCGGCGCTATGTGAGACGTGGGCAAGTGGGCTGGCGCAACTCTACGACTTCACGGCGGACGGCGCGACGTTCCGTCGATCACAGCAGGCGGAGGGCTTGCGCTCGCTCGCCCACAGCCTACGGATGAAGGCGCGACCGCGCATGGTCTCGACAGGGCGTAGCGACTATGCCGGCGGAAGGTGGTAGGGCGATGGCTGGACTACTGAACGCCGCTGAACTCGCCGCCTGTCGGGCGTTGCAAGAATCCACGTTCGATACGGATGCGATTCAACAGCGTGATCCCGATGATGGGTGGGGAACGCTCGCAGGACCAACGACCATAGCGACGCGGAAGGTGCGGCTAGCGACGCCGACAGGTCCAACACTCGCGCAAGTGGTCGCCATGGTGGGGAACGTTCCGGCGTGGGTGCTCACCATCGCGGTTGATACCGATGTTAAGAACAATGATCGCTTCCTGATCGGTTCAGACACATTCAACGTGAATGGCGCACTGCAACCACACAGCTATCGCACGGCTGATCGCTATGTCGTGACCGAGGTGCGCTGATGGGTATCGAACTGATCGTGAAGGTTGACCGCTTGCCAGAGATCATCGCCAAGCTGCCTGAAGCGGTGAATCAAGTGCTGAGCAAGGTTGCGCTGGATATTGTCGCTGAAGCCGAGACGCGCAGTCGCGTGCGGACAGGCGCGATGCGCGCAGGCTGGCAAGCCGAGCAGGAGAGCCAGTTATCCTGGCGGGTCTACAACAGTGTCGGCTACACGATCTACAACGAGTTTGGCACTTACAAAATGCCAGCAGCGCCCATGTTGACACCAGCGGTTGAGCATCAGCGTGGCTCGTTCGCATCTGCGTTCCGGGCGCTGGAGGGATTGCTATGAGCAATGAACCATTTGACTATGGCAAGACGAAGCCTGACGGCCAGCACGAGCGCTATCCGTCCAGCGTGAAGACAAACGAGGACGGTACTCCCGCCTTCGTCCAGCCGCATCGTAACGCCTATCGGCACCGGAAGTGCGGCGTCGTGACCACGATGCGCGGAGAGGCGCTGACGCTCACCTACGCCACCAATCCAGGCTTCTACGGCGCAACCTTCTGCGCTGGCTGCCATAACCATCTTCCGCTCGCGGAGTTCGACTGGCTTCCCGATGGTCTACCGATGGATGTTGTCGGTGGTCCGGTAGGTGTGGACTGGCGCGACCGCGAGACGGTTCCCCGGCCTGAGTGGCAAGTGAAGTTGAATCGCCTGCGCCAACATGCGTCCGACGCCACCAATGCGGTCAGCCGCTTGGAGGAGTACGGGAACGAGCATGAGAAGGCGTTGGCCGACACAGCACACGCGGCTGTCACAGCGCTGTACGAGGCTATGTCAACGCGCATTCAGCAGGAAGGGCAACAGTGACGACCCTCACCGAGACCACGCGCGTCTTCGACTGGCTGCGCGCCACGATCAATCCGCTGGCCAGCAATCGCGTCTACCGGGACATCGCGCCAGATCAGCCCACGACGCCATACGTGATTGTCGGCCTGATGAGTGGACGTGACGTGGCGGGCGCTGCGGGTATCCGGCTGTGGCAGGACGGCCTGTATCTGGTGAAGGTGGTGGGCAAGCGTAGTGACTGGACGGCGATGGTGGCGCTGGCCGATGCGATAGACAGCGCGTTGCAGCTCGCTACCGGCAATACCGCCGACGCGACGATCATTCGTGCCGTGCGGGAAGAGTCGATTGCCTACAGCGAAGTGGTCGGCGCGGATGTGTGGTCGCATTTGGGCGCTATCTGGCGCGTGTACACGAAGAAGACGAGTTAGGAGACGAGCATGCCAGGAGTAGTGGCGTACATAGATCAACATGTCCAGGTGGGACAGGAAGCGACACCGAATACTCCTGTCAGCGCCGCGAAGCGTCTGCAATCCCTGACGCTGGAGTTCACCGACGAGATCGACACCCAGCAGTTTAATCCGACTGGCTACCGCTTCGATACGCTGTCCATGCTCAACAAAGCCTGGACGGGGATCAAGGCGGGCGGGCCGCTGTCGTTCACCGAATCGCTGTACGTCATCGAGGCGGCGCTGGGAGCAGTGTCAGCCAGCACGCAGGGCGTCAACGGTAAGCTGCGGACCTACGATGTGCCGCTGACTGGCGCGATCTCGCCCAAGACGCTCACCACGCAATTTGGTGACGCCACCTATGCGAATCAGGCGGCTGGCGCATTCTTTGCCAGCCTTGGCGCGAAGTATAGCCGCGAGACGAATGCGGTCTGGGATGGCGTGGACGGCTACGCGCAACGCATCCTCGACGGCGGCACGACATTCTCAGGCTCGCCCACGACCGTGCCGGAGCAGCCAGTACGCGGCCCGCATCTCAACTTCTACCTGGACTCCACCAGCGCCAATCTTGGTGTCACGCAGATCACCGAAGAAGTGCTGGAAGGCTCGTGGAACCTGAAGGATCTGCTCAAACTGTTCTGGGCGGCGGACAGAAGTCAGGCGAGCTACAAAAAGGCGCTCAGCAACGAGGCGGGCAAGTACGGCGCGAAGCTGAGTCTGGGTGAGTCCGCGGTCGTGCGGGCGATTGACGCCGCAATGATGCTCAACCGCACGTACTTCCTGCGCATCGAGAACAAGGGCGACATGCTCGACAACCAGAACGTGCTGACGATCACCGGCACACCAACAGGTGGCACCTTCACCCTGACCTATAAGGGGCAGACAACCGGCGCGATTGCCTACAACGCCGCGGCTGGCGCGGTGCAGACGGCGTTGGAGGCGCTGACCAAGATCGGCGTGGGCAACGTCACGGTGACCGGCGGCCCTGGTCCTGGCACGCCCTGGACGGTCTCATTCCTGTCTGGCCTGCTGCAAAACGACACGAGCGTTCTGACCCATGCGGACAGCTTCACCGGCGGTTCTAGCCCAGCGCTGGGCATCGTACAGACGCTGACGCCGTACGAGCACACCGTTGATTGCGCGATCAAGCTCATGAAGAAAGCCTCGTGGGGCAACCATGATAGCGTGTACGCCCGTGACATGGACTTCACGCTGATTGGCGATCCAACGTGGGGTCATGCGCTGATGATCAAGAGTGTGACGGGGCTGGCGAGCCTATGAGCCAGTTAGCTAGCACGCTCATACACCACGGTGAACTTGGCCTTGGGCTTGATGACCGCGGCCAGGAGGCCAAGCGCCACAATACGGCCGGCGCCAGCACGTGGCTGATAGGCGGATTGCGAGACGACCTTCCAGCCCTGCTGGCCCATGCGTGTGATGCCCTCGCGCATATCCTTATCGCCTTCGTAGGTGCGCGTCTTCTGTCCGGTCTGCGCTTCGGCCTCGGCCTCTGGCGAACCACTGCGCGGCGCGTAGCAGTTCGGGCATGCCTGCTTGTTGGCGCTGATGTTCTTCTTGCCACACTCGGCGCACTCCCACGGCTTGATGCGATCCATAAATCCAGCCATTGTTTTCCACCCTTTCGTTGCGGCCATTTTATGCCGCTTGTTCACCACGACGCAAGACGGGCGTGGATAGTCACGCGGTAGTTCGGAGGATTCATGACTGACATGGCAGAAGCGGTGCGGAGAGCGCGAGCCGATGCACGTGAGCGCGAAGAGGAAGCGGCGCCAGTCGCGCGCATGCGCGTTACCACGCTTGCTGATCTACGCTCCGGCAGCGTGCCTGCCACCATGATCGTGCGTGGCATGCCGATCAACATCGAGTATGACCCGGACGGCGTGACGCTGGAATCGCTGCAACGCGCCTCAGCGCTCCAGGATGGTGACGGCAAGGCGGATGACCTGGCGGTGATGACCGACTTCCTCATCAACACCATCCTGCGGTGGGATCTGCGCGAAGAGGACGGCGAAACGATCGTGGACCTGTCCGCTGAGCGGCTAGCGAAGTTCGGCATTGGCTTGCTGGCGGATATGAGCACGGCGCTCATCAAGGCGACGCGCATGGGGGAAGCGAGCGGGACGCCATCACGACAGCGCTTATCGCGTACGCGCACAAAGGGAACACGAAGTTCCTTGCGGCGATAGGTGGTCGCGTCCCGGACTGGTTCAATCGCATCACCCTCATGGGTGTGGTCAATACGGATGACGAGTATTGGTTCGACAAGCGCGCGCCCATCTGGGAGGACTGGGCAACGATCCATGCGGATGTGAAAGCAGCGATTATGCGAGGACCGGAGCAGGCGTCATGAGATTAGCACTTCGCGGCTTAGTAAGGGAGCGCACAGGATGCTAAATGCCGAGCAACTGACGCTTCTTGGCCTCGAAGTCCTCTTGCGAGATTACACCGCTATCGCGCAACGCCGCGAACTTCGCCAACTCATCGGCGGCGGACGGAGCAGCGGCTTGTGGCGCAGGAGCGCGCATCGCCTGCTGGTACTGCTCGATGAGACTCTTGGCGAACTCAAACGCCGCATTGTCGGCGAACATCACCGTGTTTTCATCTTGCCCGCTAGAGAGCACGCCACCGCGATGCTCGTTTCCGCCGGGGACGGTGAACTGGATATACCCGCGCGTCATGCCCGACCGCTTGAACTGAATCGCCGTGATGCTGGTGTAGGGTATCTCTTTATCGCCCTTCAATCCCTGCGTGGCGAACGCCATCAGTCCCTTGCGAATGATGACTACCCGATCACGCTTCACAAGCAATTGCCCGTTCACACCTTTTGCAAGGAACTCGCCATTGCTATCCGCTGCCATTTCCTGCTTTGCCATTGTCTCATTCCTTCCTTTTTGCGGCATACGAGCCGCTTATCACTAGTAACGCCGCTATTCGCCTCTATGTCACGCTCACTAGCAAGGATGGTGTGACGTGGCGACCACGATAGCCGAGTTGCAGGCCGTTGTCACGGCGGACACCACTCAGGGCGACAAGAGCCTGAAGGGCTTCCACAAGAATCTCGACGACACCAAAGATCATTCAGACAAGGCCAGTGGCGGTGTGCTGGGCTTCACCAAGAACATTGCAGGCATTGCAGCGGGCGTCGGCGTGGCGAATCTGGTTTCTGCTGGCTTTGGCATGATTCGCGACACCGCAAGCGACATGATTCAGTCGGCGATGGATGCCAACAAGGGCATCGCACAGACCAATGCGGTCCTGGCGTCCACGCATGGCGTATCGGGCCAGACGGCGCAGAGCATCGCCGCATTGGCTGACCAATTCCAAGACCTCGAAGGCGTAGACGATGATGTGACACGCTCAGCTGCCAATATGCTGCTGACCTTCACGAACATCAAGGGCGATGTCTTCCCTGGCGCCACGCAGACAGCACTGGATATGGCGGCAGCGCTTGGAGGCAGCGCGAAAGATAGCGCCATGATGCTGGGCAAAGCGCTGAATGAACCCGCAAAGGCTGCTGGTATCTTGGGGCGCGCTGGCGTACAGCTCACTGACGATGAGCAAAAAGCCATAGACACGGCGCTGAAGCATAACGACGTGGCAAAGGCACAGAGCATCATCCTCGGCGAACTGAAAACACAGTTCGGTGGTCAGGCAAAGGCTGTCGGCGACGCGGCAGGCCCGATGGGCAAGCTCAACTTGATCTGGCAGGACGTGGGCAAGAGCATCGGCAACATGCTCATTCCGGCACTGCAACAGGCTGCGACCGTCGCAATAGGCGTGATCAACTTCTTCCAGACTGGCGGGCCACCAGCCAAGGCGCTGGCAATCATCATCGGCGGCATTCTGGTCACAGCGGTTGCAGCCTACGCAGTCAGTATGGCCAGCGCCGCCATTGCGACCATCGCCGCCACCTGGCCGATATTGCTCATCATTGCGGCGGTGGGCCTCCTGGTCGCGGGCATCATCCTGCTCGTCCAGCACTGGTCGCAGGTGACGGCGTTCCTGCAAGGTGTGTGGGCTGCTGCGGTGCGTGGTGTGCAGGTTGGGCTACAGCTCTTGGGCCAGTTCTTCAGCAATCTGGGAACAACCATCCACAATGCGCTGATGGGCGCCGCGCAGGCCATTCTCTCGTGGACACTCGGCGTTATCGCGCGCTTCCAAGAGGCGAAGGCGCAGGCTGACGCGAAGATCGCCGAGATGGTCGCCGCCGTGATCAACCGGATACGTGGCGCAGTCGGTGGCGTGATTTCAGCGGCAGGCGCGATCAAGGACGGGTTTCTAAATGCGCTCGCCGCTCTTCCGGGGAAGCTTGCGGATTTAGCAACCAATGCGATCAACCACATGATCTCGGCAATTCTCGGCATGGCGGGCAAGGTTGGCAACGCCATCTCTGGCCTGTTCAGCCACTTCCACCTGCCAGGGTTCGCAGAGGGTGGTATTGCACCGGGTGGGTTGGCCATGGTGGGCGAGCATGGGCCGGAAGTGGTAGCTCTACCAGCGGGGGCGCGTGTGTATCCCAGTGGGACCGGGCCGAGTCTGGGCGGCGGTGTTGCGGCGAGTGCGTCCGGTGGAACCATCAGCATCACCATTCCGGTCTATCTGGCTGGCCGCAAAGTGGCCGAGGTCTTGCTGCCTGACATGGTGAACGAGATCCGGCGCGCCACAGGGGGCAAGGCATGACGCAACTACCACTCGGCGCGGTCTACGTCCCGCCTGTCACAAACGCTCCGCCGTACTATCTCAGCGCCTCGCCAGACGGCAATCAGAAGCTCCTCGACGCCTGGACCGGCACACCGACGACACTCTATGGCTGCACGTTCTACCTGAGCACGCAGGGTGGCTCCGGCGCGTGGCATAGCGGCGATCTGGGCGCGACCATCGATAGCCTGCTCAACCTCGCGCAGCAAGACAGTCTCAATATGGTGCGCGTCACCGATTTTTTCAACGGTTCCGACGCGACACAGGTGTGGGATGATCCGCAAGTCTGGACAAACATTGATTACTTGGTGAGCGCCTGCCAACTGCGCGGCATGTATGTCCTGATGGATGTGGCATCATGGGGCGCGTATATGACGAGCCAGGGCGGCACTGGCGGCAATGACCCAACGGTAGCGGCGAACTGGACCGCGAAGCTCCAGGCGTTGGGCGCGCACTACATCAATGCGAAGAACATCTGCTGGTACTCCATTCGTGGCGAGCCGAGCGTGCCAACGGATGCCACGACCACAACCGCGCTGGTGAACTTCTATGACAGCGTGACGACGACACTCTACACTGCCGATCCCAACCACCTGATCACCGCTGGCGGCCTGCTCAACATGCAGCAGAACCCGTCGTTGTCGTGGTGGCAACAGATATTTAGTCTCGCGCACAACAACGTGTGCAGCTACAAGGTCTACAGCCAGGACGATCTCGACTACATCAACTTCATCGGGCGCTACGTGTCTGCGCTGGGCAAGCCGCTCAGCAATCAAGAGTTTGGCGGCGAGCAGGTGCTGGGCGATAGCGTGTACAGTGGCACGCCCTACAACAATATCGCGCTGTCTCGCGCTGACTACTTCCGCCAGGTCTATCGCCGTGGCTGGCAGGTGACGACCAGCTCGTTCATCTTCTGGAATCTCGGCTTCCAGGTCAATCCCACCGGCTTTGATGTCTCGCCTGATATTAGCCCGGCGGCATGGATGGTGATCGGTGAGGCGGCGTCGGGCCAGTCACCCGCCAGCATCACTATTGGCAGCGCGACGCTCGATGACACGCTCTATGTCAGTGGTGACTCACTCAGTATCGATCTGGCGATCAACCAGCGCAGCAAAGCCGATTTTACGCTGCTGGACACGTTGGGCGCGCAGCACTTCGACCAGGGCGAGCCGCTCATCATCGTGGACGATTTCAACCAGCGGCTCTTCGGCGGCGTGATCACCGATGCGGTGGAGACGCAGCCCGCGCCGACAGATGAAGAGAATGGCGCGCTGCTACGACACGTGCTCAACTATGCCGACTGGCACTATCTCGCCGACAAACGCGCGTTCCCCTATAGCAACGCGAATGTGAGCTTGCAACAGGTCATCAGGGACATGATGAGCCAGGTGTTGCTCGCCGAGGGTGTGGTGGCAGCGTTTGGTGACAACTACCTCTCGCCGAATCAGTCGCTCGGTGCGGATGAGGACCTGCAGGGCTTCGTCGCGATCAACAATGCGGTGATTTCTCAGGATGCGCCGATGCCGGGCGCTCTTCATGGCTCGCTCAAAGTCGTGTGCAGCGGCGCCCAGGCGTTCCAAGCCGTAGAGGTCCGCATTCCAGTCGGGGTCATCCCTGGCATCAACGGCGCGCAGATCACCATTAGCGCGTATGCGAGGGCGAGTAGTGGAACGCCCACCCTGCGCATGTTCGTTCAGGGCGCGTCCGCTGCGCTTGGCAGCACCACGACGAAGACGCTCAGCACCACTCGCACGCGCTACACCTGGACGGCCACCATGCCCAACCCGGTAACGGGCGGCTTCCTGGCCATTCGCTTTGACACAGGCACCCCAGCGCAAGCTGTGACGTTCTGGCTCGATAGCCTACAAATCGAGAAGGCGGGTAGCGCGTCGGCGTGGCAACTTGGCGGCGAGGCAACGGTCCAGACAGGGCCAACCATTCAGGAGATCACGAGCAACTACAGTAGCTGCGCGGAAAACCTGGACAGTCTCTCACAGGCGGCGGATTTCACCTGGCAGATTGACGCCTACAAGGTGCTGTGGTGTGGCGCGCCGGGTCAACTGGTCGCGCCGTGGTCTGCGGCGATGATCGATATGGAACGTGGCAGCATCGAGGTGGAACGCGCCAACCAGCAGTACCGCAACCGCCAGTATCTGCTTGGCGCCCATGCGCAGACGAGCACGCAGATTGAGACGCGCATCGGCGACGGCACCAACCAATCATTCACCATGAGCTACGAGCTGGCGACCACGCCCACGGTGGAAGTGAAGATCGGCGCAGGGTCGTTCGTGGCCAAGACGGTAGGCATCGGCGGAGTCGATAGCGCGCGGGATTGGTATTGGAACGCAGGAAAGAACATCGTCTTCCAGGATACCGCCGGAACCAAGCTCACGAGTAGCGACACGTTGCGCGTCACCTACGTTGGCCAGTTCCCTGTCGTGGTCCTGAGCACGAATGACACGGAGATCGCCGCGCAGCTTGCGCGCGAGGCGGGCGTGGGCACTGGCTACGTGGATGCAGTCGCCAGCGACAGCACGCTCAAGACGATTGCGGGCGCGTACCAGGCGGCGGGCGGCTATCTGAGTCGCTACGGCCAGTTGGGCAAAAAGGCGAAGTTTCGCACGTTGCGCGGCGGTCTCATGCCCGGCCAACTGCTCTCGGTGGATCTGCCAGCCCATGACATCAACAACGCACAGATGCTGGTGGAGTCCGTACGACTGGCTTACACCGGCTTTTACTTCTACTACGACATCACGGCGGTGGAAGGGCCGGTCAATCAGACGTGGCCGCAGTATTTCGAAGCGCTCGCTACGAAGTCAGGGCAGACGGTGGACAAGATCAACCTGGGCAGTGGCTCGAATCTGGCGCTGCTGCAATCCTTCACCGCCAGCAAATCGCCCTCGGCGAGCTTCACGGCCACGGTGAACGCCTGTATGTTCCCGTCCGCCACTGCCTACCCTTCCACGTCTACCTATCCCTGCTGAGGAGTTAACCTATGGCGACAGCGACGCTAACTGACGCGGGCCGCAACCTGATACGCGATGCCCGGCTTGGCCTGGTGAGCGATGTGAAGATCAAGTATGTGGCCATTGGCACGAATAGCACCGCGCCAAGCGCGTCAGACACGCAACTGGGCGCTGAATCATTCCGCAAGGCGCTGACCGCGCCGAGTGCGCCAGGAACCGGCCAGGGACTCTTCACGCTCTATCTCGCGCCAGGTGACGCCGTGAGTGTAGGCATCCAGGAAGTCGGCTGGTTTGCGGGCAGCGCCGCCGCTGGCACGGCGAATAGTGGGGTGCTCGTGGCGCGCGGGCTGTATGCACACACCAAGACGGCCAGTGAGTCAATCCAGGTGGATTTCACCCTGACCGAGTAAGGAGCAAGCCATGCCGATTCCGTATGTGCGCGTGAATAGCCCGACTGGTTGGGTGAATGCGCCAAGCACCGCCACGCCGCAGAGCGCCGCAAACTTGAACATCATGGATCAGGGCATCGTGGATCTTGACTCCACGCTGAACGCCTCCACCGGCTCAGATGGCGCGAGCCTGCCCGCGACCAACGGCCCGTTCACCTTCGCCAACTGGCTCAACTACATCCTGACGCTGATCAAGAACATCACCGGCAAGGCGCATTGGTACACCGCGCCAGTGACCAGTATCGAGTCGCTCAACACGACAATGGGAACGAAGGCGAACCTGAGCGGCGCCACGTTCACCGGAACCGTCAACGTCAGTTCGGGCAGCCTTCAGCAAGGCGGCAAGAACGCGCTCTACGCCAATGCGGGTCTCACCGGGAAGATCAGTGCGCAGAGCAGCGCGCCGTCTAGTCCAGCCGATGGCGATCTGTGGATAGACACCTCGACCGTTCTCTAGGGAGTCAGCATGCCAACCGCAGGCCGCACAACCACATCAGGCAATAACTTTTGGGCACAGAATACGGGATCAAACAACCAGTATGGTTATGCGATCTCGATGTCAGAAAGCGGCCTGATCGAATACCTGGACGTGTTCATGGCGGGCGCGGCTGGCGGTGGCGGCTGTCGCACGATCCTGTGCCTGTGGGATAGCTCAGGGAACCTGCTCGCCCAAACAGCGCAGTTCACGGCAGGCGCCGGCGGTGGCGGCGTCAACGGGCAGGCGTTCCAGCGCCAGCCGCTTATCACCCCCTACCCCGCGGCGGCAGGAACCTATCACATAGGCTTTTGGCGCAATGCGGCTGATACCGCGGACTTCTCATTCATCAACAGTGGCGGAACGATTCACCCACAAGCGCCGGGTGGTGGCATTGGCAACGTGGGCAGCCCCGGCGCGCTATCGTTCGCCAACTCCACCACGGGTCAGATGTCCGCCTTTGTCGAGTACGTGCGCGGCGGGATCAAGCTCGCATCGGGGGGCGTTTTCAGCAAATACGCGGTGAAGCGGTGGAGTAGCGGTGCAAGCGCATGGCAGCGGCACCCACTCAAACGATGGAACGCGAGCAACAGTACGTGGGAATGGTTTGCATAGGCGTCAACAGCTAGGCGGCGATGTATGGCGACCACGCAAGCGGCGCGAACGAGGAGTAGAACCCGCATGGCGACGCGCGATGCACAAGAGATAGAGCGGCTGCGTATCGAGCAAGGCCAGCAATTCCTGAAACAGATGCAGGACATGTTTCAGCAGACGCGTGTGGACCTGGCATCGCAGTTCGTGCCGCGCTCTGAGATGGAACACGTCAATGACGCCGTTGAGCGTGTCGCCAACGCGGTGGAGAAGCTGACTGGCAACGTGGGAAGCTTCCACGAGAACGCGCCGCGCATTTTTGCTGACCGCGCCGAGACCAAGCAGGATTTGGCCGAGCTACGCACTGAGATCGAGAAGCTGAAGTCCGTGCGCGAGGCAGATATGCAGCGCGGCTATGGCTTCCGCATCGAGGATATGCAAGGGCGCTATCAGGGCGACATGCGAACCGAACGCGGCTGGCGAACGAACGTGCAGCAGCAGAGTACGCAGACGCTTGGCTGGATCATCGGTGGTGGCTTCGTGTTGTTTACCACTGCCGTCAGCATTATTCTGGCGCTCGCGTTGCGCTAGCAGTCGAAGACACGGAGGTTCGTATGCTTCTTCCCAACGGTCTTTTACCCGGCATTATCTGGGTGGAGAGCGAGTTTGATGGCCAGTTTGCCACGTGCGGCCCGAACAGTCTGGGCATGGCTGAATCCTATGGCACACAGGTCTACATCGGCGCGCCAGTGGCAGGCAAGACCGCCACGACAGTCATCTACAACCGCATGCGCGCCGGAACGTGGATTGATAACGGTGTGCGCAAAGCCCGCGCAGATCCCGGTGGCGCATCGAAGATGGGTGGGCTGGAATCGCAGGCGCAGGCGGATGGATTCAAGACCGTGCGCTCAGGCGGTTCAGGATGGAAGGCGTTCGCTATCGCGCAGTTGAAGGCCGGCGCGCCAGTCATCATCGAGCCGTCGCATGGTCAGGTGCTGAAAGATCTGATTACCGGCCAGGGCATGGACGCGACGAACCTCCAGTATCACTACAACCTGATTGTCGGCTACTGGCCCGGCGGCGTCGTGAATGGTCGCAACCTGCCGGAAGGATTCTGGGTCGCGGATGGCGACAATGGCGCGACCAACCCGATTGTGAATGGCGTTCGCACGCGCGTTCGCGGTGGCCACAATCTTCAGTTCTACAGCGCCGCCAACTATGCGGCGTCTGCTCCTGTCGCGCTGATGGCGGTCTATCCCAAGGTGCAGATCGGGCTGGTGCATCCGGCGGGCTTCCCGGGTGGCTGGACGGATGACGGAACCACGCTGAAAGCACCCGGCGGCATGCCGGTGGTCAAAGGCTTCCGCGTCTACCTGCTGGCGCATCCTGAGTTGGTGAGCGGCCCGCATCTGAGCGACAACTACCCGATTGAGCCTGAGCGCGCGGTGTCTCAGGTGGAAGCGTGGAACACGGCGCATGGCGCTGGATCTGTGCAGACGTTCCACCGCATGCGGCTGGCCTGGACGCAAAAAGACGGCGTGTACGTGATGTGGCTTGGCGATGAGGCGCGCTATCTGGAGCGCGAGAAAGTAGGTGCAGCATAGGCCGGCCAGTGGATGATGAGCAGCCGGTGCACATAGCGAGCGGCACACCGGTCTACTATCCAACTCCCAAGCAGGAGATGTCGCCCGCAGAAGTTATAGAGTTTGTGCAGAGCGCAAACAGGAGGTCTCGCATGGCAGTCCGAGCGAAGTTCTACGTGAGCGAAGTCAAGGTCTCAAAAAACAACTACGGCGGCCAGAACGGCGAGTTGTTGACGACCATCAAACTTGCGCCGGTGAGTGGCAACAGCGAAGAGAACAAGCAGTTCTACCGCTGGTCGCCGAGCGGGTCAATTGATCTTGGCACCGTCAATCCTGCCGTTGTGGAACAGTTTCACATCGGCGATGAGTTCTACATCGACTTCACCCCCGCCAATCCTGAGCAACACGAGTAGCGTGTTCGCAGAGAGCGCCACCGGGCGCGAAAGGTGGTCATTTCCTATGAATCTGTTTGCAGCGGCGCGAGCTGGCATGCCGCTCACGCCAGGTCAGCGCACGGTCCTGCGCGCAATCGAAAGCGTGTTACTGGCGGCGCTCGTCTCGTTCATGATTGTCTTGCCGCAACTCACCAACGGGTTTGATCTGGCGCACACCAACTGGGGCGCAATGGCGGGCGCGTTCGGTGTGGCATTCCTGATGGCGTTGGCGAAGTGGTTCAAAGCCCACGGTGACACGCCGCTGGCTGATGCGTCCGAGAATGCGGCTGGCGCGCTACGTGAGTTCGCCGACGTGCCCAATGATGTGGTGATCGAGCCGGAACTACCTGCGATGTCCGCTGATGCGTCTGAGGAGGCCGTGGCGGCACCTGTAGCGACAGAAGCGAGCAACTAGGAGTTCTGCGCCAGAATCGTCTCTTAGAGCGTGTGACGTGTGACTGCTAAAGCCGTCGAAACGTCTGAATAGTTGGATGCTTCGTACACATCCAATTCTCCGCCCAAAGCCGCGCTAACTCCCCAGTGGCGTGGCTTTGTGGTATACTGAGAGCCTGATGAAGCGCTGGATTATCCAGCCAAACGCCCACCAACTTCCGTCTCTGACTGGTGGGCGTTTCTTTGTGTTATACTCTAGCTTGCTAGGGATGTCGCGTAACGGTGCGGTTGCTGGGACGCCAGCGACTAAGCGCGAGCGGTCGCGCCGCTTGACTGGGTTCAACTCCCAGCGTCCCTGCCAGACCCTGGTAGCTCAGAGGTAGAGCGCTCGCGGGCGATGAAGCGGCGAAAGCTGTAAAACCAGCAATGCCGTGGAGCAGTGCGAGAGGTCGCTGGTTCAAATCCAGCCTAGGGTTCCGATAGACAATAGGGGGATGGCCGTATGGATACAATCATGCGGTGCACAGTCTTTAGAGCGTAGCTCTTCGCCGTAAGCGCCCCCGATAGAAATTAGAATGCCCCAGGATTAACACCCCTGGGGCATTCGCTTTAGCGCGCAGCGATCAGCCCACGTTGCTCTTGCTCGATCTCCGCGATCGTCAGGAAAAAGCGCTGCATCACCGTATAGGTGCTGACGCTACGGCGTAGCTGCACGGTCATGGTGGCGGCGATCAGGCCGCAGATCGTCTCGACCCGCACTTGGCACATACGGCAGAGCAGCGCCATGGCGGGATGCTGCGTGGTGTGTGGCATCGGCTCAACGCTGTGTGTCGCCAGGCAGAAGGCGCAGGCGCGCTTCGATAGCAGATCATCGCGTCGTGGCGCTCCAGGTGGCGGTGTGGTCTCGCGGATAATCCTGTTCCCGCCGATGCGCTGCGGATAGCCTGTAGTGCGTGGCCAGCGCGCCTGTGTGTAGGGCGCTGCGGTGGGGATCAGCGCCACGTCTACGAAAACTCGTTCTCCCTCTTCCATACCAGAATCGCCCTTCTAACCGCTTGTGTAGCGGTGAAGGGCAGCATAGAGACGTTGTGATTGGCTGTCAAGCGGCAATTTCGTTAAGGATTGTGCGGCGGGATAACAAGTTAGTCGTCTTCGCGCGAGACGATAGCGCAGGCCAGGAGCCAGACGCATCCCGGAATGTGCCTCTCATCAGCGCCACAACACAGACACACGCCTGATGCACGTAACGCGGTCTCGCTAAGAGTTGAGAGCCAGATCACCACCTGTGACATCTCGGCGTTCATCGCGTGGACATACTGGCGGTTCTCTTCGCAGAGTTGCAGTGACTTGCGCGTGCTCTCTAGCTCGGCCAAGAGCGCCTTCGCATCATCCTGGGTCGCTGCTTGTTTGCGGACTCGCCTACGAATGGCGGTCAGTTCTTTGCCGTCCATGAAAACGCCTCACAATCCCGATAGGTGGTGTGTATCCATCGGATATTGTGAGGCAAATCAAGCAACCGCGCAAGTGGCAAGATCACTACTCGCCGCGTAGCTTCTCCCACTCGGCTTCTGTCGCTTCGATCTCATCATAAAGTGACTTCAACGCCGCATGTAGGCGGTCCTTGCGAACCACGTCTAGAAAGGTCATGGCATCGCCAATGATAGTAACCGCATACCGTAGCGCCTTCAACCGTGACGCGATGATATATGCCTGCTCTAACGTATCAGCACTCACTCGCTCGCCTCCTGCCCCGACTGCTCCAGCGCCGCGCGGGCTTGCTTCACCCATGCCGCCACTTCATCATTCGTGACGGCAGCCGCATCGTGGGCAATCGGCACGTCCGCCACCGCCTCCACAATCGGCCTGAACACCGCCAGTTGCGCGCGCTCACGATCCATCATTTGTTTCCAGCGTTCCCTGGCCTCATGATACTGCGTGCTGAGTTTGTCGAATAACTCACTGCACTGCGACAATTTCACGCGCAGGTGGTCGTTGTCAGCGAGTAGTAGCGCAACGTCATGATCGTAGTGTACAGGCCAGTCATTGATCGGCGCGCTTGGTGGGTGCGGCGTCTTGTTCGCCTTGCGCGCCAAACGTAGACGTTCAGTAATCACCGTCAATTGCTCTTCGCTCAGCGGATCGCTCATTCTCGCGCCTCACTCTCACGAACGCGGACGGCCTGACTGGCCTGATGCCAGATGAAACCGCCCGCTGATTGCCTACAGTATACGACGTGTGGTCAGCAGGAAGCGTACAGCCCGTAGCTATACGCTACCGGATAGCCTGTATAGCCAGGCGTGATGATGTTGACCGCTCCTGCTGAGTGAAAGTAGGTGTTGCATGGGATGCTGACCCATGGACCGTAGTAGTACTGCCAGCTTGACGTTGAATTCAGGTGTGTGAAATTCGACGCGGCAGACCCGCCAATGTAGTCATTCCCTGGCAGGTACAGCAGTTCCGTGAACCGTTCATCAATGGTCAGCGACGGGAAACCTGTGTTGGTTTTCCACGCCAACACGCCGCGATATTCGAAACAGCTTGTACTATCGGAATTCTTCAACTCCTGTACGCCTGCCTGTGTCGAAACACCGAACGTGTTATTTGCTGTACCCCATGTGCGCGTCGCAACGGCGCTACAGACGGATTCTGTACCGTTCGGCTGGGTCGGTTTAGGTGCTGCGCTAGCGCTTCCGGCGACCGCAATAGCTAGAGACATTGCAAGGCAAGCCGCAACCATTGCGGCGCGAAGCTGTTTCATGCGTGTTCTTCTTTCGTTGTGTGATGCCAACGGAAGGCTTATACTTGCGCCAGCCGGTCACGCGGTGATGCGTGTGGCTGGTTAGGGCGCTTGTCGTGTTTCCACCACGGCAGGCGTCCGCTTCATCTCTCGCTATTTCACCTCGCTTCCCTATGAATCAGCGCCGCCAATTGGCGCGAATTATGCTTCTCGTAACGCCTGCTTCTGGCGCTCGCGCTCTTCGGCCATGATGACCGCGCGCCAGTGTGCGCCAGCCGTGCGCTTCATGCCCGGTACGGCGTCGGTTAACTGGTCTATGGTCATGCCCGGCTGCCACGCATCCCGCGCAGACTGTTCCCACGACAACGATCCACGCGGCGCGCGCTTTGACTTGCCTGTCCGCACTCGACGCTTCGCGCTTCCACCAACGGCGCTGATGTATCCGCCGTTGGGTCCACTCACAGCGGAGATATATGCGCCAGAATCGCCGTTCTCGTCTAGGCTGGCGTCGTCGTCCGTACGAGCGCTAACTACAAGCGGAGTTGTCGAAGGCGTGGGCGCTCCCATCGCTGGAGGTGGCGCTTTCCCGCGCGCCTGTGCGGTCAACCGCTGGACGCCATGTAGTTGCAGCTCGCGCTTCTGCTGCTGGAGGGGAAGTAGCTCGATCTCTTCGCGCAACTTTTGCGCCTTACTCGCCGCGTCCGGTTTCTTTCCAGTAAAGCGCATCGCCGCGGATATAGCGATGAGCGCAAAGGCGAGAATCGAGCGGCTCATCGTCCACATGGCCGGGTCAATGCCAAGATCACGTAGTGAGTCCTGAATCGGGATGCCCTGCGCCTGATGATACGAGTATGCGTACCCGGCAATGATCACGACCGCGCCGAGCGCACAGACGAGCAGGATGTACAGGATCATCGGGAACCAGGCGCCGCGTTCGTACGCCAGCTTCGCCTTATGCACAGCGCCAGAAACATTCGCCTCGATGCCCATGGCCTGAGAGACTGCCCACGCGAACAAGAGCCACGGTACGGCCAGCGTCGCAGATCCATCGGTCAGCAGATCCACGACCGTGATTCCAGCGCCGAAGAGCAGCATCGGTGCGGACAGGACGACGATCAATTCCTCAAACCAGCGCCAGCACGCCGAGAGGAACGCGATACCGGGCAATCCGTCGTGATCGTTCATGCTGCACTCTCTTTCAGCAGTTGGGCATGGTCACGTTGCCATTCCGCCGGCGTGAGCCAGAGATCGCGATCGGCGACGCGCCCGCTGATGTAGTAGTCGAAGTCACCGGATGCGATCTTGACGCGATAGATCCCGGTGACGATCTTGCAATAGATGGCCGCGAGTAAGGCGTCGCGTGCGCCACTAGACAGCTCTGGCACCTTCTCAGCCAGAGCAAGAAGTTCGGTGTTCACGCTGCACTGTCGCTTTCCCAGCCGCGCAGCGCCTTGTTGGCGTAGTAGTACGCGGTCCACTCGGCGCAGGTGAGCCGGAACTCTTCCCACGGCTCCTTGAGGCGGTTCCTGCCGAAGTGGTTGAGTTCAATCGTGACCTGGCCGCTGATGTGCTGGGTATAGAGGCCGATCACGTCACCCTTTTCGATGGCGCGCTGCAATCCTCTGCGCGCCTCGGGATCAGGCATTTCAAGTGTGGGTATGCTTTTAACGTTCATAGAAAAACGCGCCTTTCATGGGTTGAAGGGCGCGCTACGTAGCGTCTTGGGTATTGCCAGCGGTGATAGACTGGCGGTTAGCCGCAGGCGTGTTCGTAGCGCGCTTGTGGTTAGGGCGGGTCGGTTGTTTCCGCAACCGGCTCGTCCGCTCAGGACTCAAAGGACATTGGCAGCATAGCATACCGAGCGATCACATAGCCAGAAGGTACCGAAGAATGTTACTCTTGTATACAGGTTTTTGTGAATTCTCTGCTCGCATGAGCAGGAAGAACGAGTTGCCACAAGGCCCTATTTTTCCCGAATGGCCGTGCAATTTTGTGATGGTCCCATATGAGAAAACTCACAGAATTCGCTCAATGTTTGCACCCTCTCAATGGATACCCCATGCGGACTCGTACGTCATTACACAATACCAGCTCGATTGGCTGTGCAGCGAAATGTGAGTTCTATGAGAAGAGGAGAGAACATTGTCGAGGAAGCGCGTTCCACCTCCTGTGACTGACACAAAATCGGATGCGTCAGTATCGCCAGTAAGTCCCGCAGTGGTGAATACCATCCGCCAATTACTCATCGGATACCAACTGGATGGTACTTCACGAAACATGCGGCAACTTCATTTGAAGAAGCGCAATCGGGCATTGGTCGCTTTTATCGTGTGGCTGGAGGAGGAGGGGAGATTGACCACGATTGACGCTATTGCTGGACAGGACGTGTCGGCCTATCTTGCCTTCCGGCGCGAGAACGGCTTAAAGCCGTCATCGGTCAAGAGCGCTTTCAGTATCCTCAGCGCGTGGTTCAACTGGCTTGAACGCGAGGGCGAGATTCCAAAGTCGCCGATGGCGAACATGAAGCCGCCGAAGGTGGCGGAGTCGCCGCCCGCAATCTTGCCAGACGATGCGGTGAAGGCATGGCTGGATGCGTGCGAGGGCAACACGTTTCGTGACCGTCGCGACAACGCGATCCTGCGGATGCTGCTTGATACTGGCCTGCGCGCGTCGGAGTTGCTGGCGATTCAGATGGAGCATATTGACTGGCAGCGGCGCACCATCCGCATACCGGACGGCAAGGGTGGCTATCGGCGTGAGGTGCGTTTCGGCAAGGTGACAGCGGCGGCGCTAAATCGCTACATGCGCTCGCGCAGTCAGCAAAAGCATACAGATGAACCGTGGCTGTGGATCACACAGCGCGGGCATATGTGCTACATGACGCTCTATCGCATCGTCGTGGCGCGCGGTGAACAGGCCGGCTTGGGGCATACGTGGCCGCATCTGATGCGGCATGAGTTCGCGCATCTGTGGCTGCGTGACGGCGGGCAGGAACGGTCGCTGATGAAGCTCGCAGGCTGGCATTCGAGCGCAATGCTGGCGCGCTATGGGGCATCGGCGGCGCAGCAACGGGCGCTAGCGGATCACGACACTTTCGCGCCAGGGGATAAGTTCTGAGTGGAATAGCAGGGAGGTGGTAGGCATGTGCGACAGACTCTGATAGACTGGCGACGCCGCCCTGCCTGCTGACACCAGACAGGATACGGCGCTGGCCCGGTGCGTCTAAGCAGCCACCGGGTCAGCTTTTGGGTCATTGGCGACAGGTTCACCATTGCGTAGCGCGTCCAGATCAGACTTGCGCAGGAAGATGCGCTTCCCTTCTAGCGGGAGCTTGTATGTCGGCAGGTTGTAGCGCCTGATGTAATTGAACATCGCCGCGCGCTTGCGACCGAGATACGCCGCCGCTCCCTGAATCGAGAAGTACGTCTCGCCGCCGATCTGGATTATGTCCTTCTTTTCTGGCTCCTCTGGCATAGCCACCTCCTATCTGCTACGGATTGTACACTAATCCGGCTCATTCGTCAAGAATAGTCTACGTAAGGTCTTGACAATGTAACCGCAATAGTCTACGATACGTATAGATAAGTGATACGATTAGTCAGCAGCAAGGAGCGGGAACGGTGAACGAGTACGAACGCAAGAGTCTGGAGCTGGCGACACGGAACGGGCTGACGTGGGCATGGGCGCGCTTCTACACCAGCGCCTACGGCGGAAAGGAGTTGTGGAAGGTTCAGAGCAAGACGGATTCCACGGTCAAGTACACGGTGGAGTCGAAGGCCGGGCATGCAACCGCGTGTTCCTGCCCGGCTGGAACGTGGGGCAAGCCCTGCTGCCATGCGGGCGCGGTGGTCATGAAGCTGGCGTGGCGTGAGCAACAGATCGCCGCTGAGCGTGGCGAGAGCGCGACAGACGAGCCGCAGACGGCGGCGTGAGGAGAAAGCAGTGAGCTTCATCAATCCGCGAACCAACAAGCCTTACCCGGTGCCCACGCGAGCGGCAATGGAGCGTGCCAAGGCGCATAAGGCTATGGCCGCGCACCTTTTCAGGATGAAAGAGCAAGCGTCAGGCAGTCCAGCGGCTTATCTCAGCGTCATCCGGGGCGAGTGCATGCGGCAGGACATGATGGTGCGCCGGTTCCGTGAGCACTACGGACCGAACGCGGTCGGCATCTGATAGGAGCCAGCCATGCGGTGCTGTCTTTGCCGCAGAGAATGCGACGAGCCACTCTGCGGCAGATGCTACGCGAAGGCTCGAAGACGAATCCCGCGTTGGCGAAGAGCTGCTGGCCGCTGGCGTCGGCGAGTGAGAAAGGTTCGGAAGGCATGAGTGCCAGTTATTACGTCGGCGACCATATTCACTGGAGCCTGCCCAATGGCAACGAGGGTGAGGGCGAGATCGTGAGAATCGAAGAGACGCCGGACGGAACCGAGTTCTTCACGATCAAGATGTGGCTGGACGACTACGAGGAGCCGCAATATGAGACGGTCAGGGATGACAACGTTGATGGGTTGGCATCGGGCTATGATCGCGCACCGATTGCAGATAAGCACAACCCAAGCGGGCGCTGCATTGGCTGCAAGACGACACTGGGAGACGAAGACGACTTCTATCTGTGCCGCGTGTGCAAATACACGCTGTAGGCGCTAGAAAGCAGCGAATAATGAGCAACGACGAATATCGGCATCACTTCAGCCCGCCAGCGCAGACGGACGCGCAGGCAGCCAACAGTGCCACGCCTGACACGGACCCGCAACCCTACGGCGATGACCCTGAACACATGGCCTATGTGCTTGCCACGGACCCCTACGGATGGAGCGAGCTGACCGGCATCTGTTTCGCTTGCGGCGCTGAGATCGGCGAGCGGCACAGTTGCGAGGGACTACGCGCCTATCTGGACGAGCGCCAGGAGGATCAGCCGCTATGACTCAGCTACAAATTGCGTGGGCGGCTGTCATCGTGATAACCGCTATCGGCCTTTTCTGCCTGTGGTCCTGCGTTCAGGACGTGCGACGCTGGAGATCACGCCGCAAGCAACTCGCGCTCTGGCGCAAGCATGGGTGGCTCCGATGAACGAGCAAGAGCTACGCGAGATCGCCAAGGCCACACTGGCCGGGCTTGACCGGCTACAGATCAGAGGCGACCTGTCAGAAAGCGAGGTACGACAGACCTACGATGCGCTGACCCGCACGCGCGCCTACTGGCATCAACTGGCCTATCCAGAGCAGTATAAGCGCCCGTCATGGTTCGCCAAAGTGCGACGCTGGCTGATGGCCGGATGGATGGATTGGAGGCGTTACCCGTTTAATTAGCCAAAAGTACCACAAATCAAACCAAGAATCAGAAGCATGGCTTGACAGGCAAACCGCTGATCTACGACAATCAGCAAGCAAGGCAAAGGTGGAAGAGACGAGATGGATGCAGAGCAACGCCGCCTCATCGGCCAGTTGGGCGCAGCGTCCAATTTGGCGAAATATGGCGAGCACGCTGTGGGCATGCGGCTGCGCCAGGCGTACGAACGCGCATTTCCCACCGAATGGGAACGCAAAGCGCAGATGGCGCGCATGCGGCTGGCGCAAAAATGTGTGAGCAAAGCCAAAACGGCCAAGGCGGGCAAACCGCGTGAGTGGAATGGGCGCACAGAGGTAGAGGTCAATCGGGCGATACGCGAGATCGCGCGACCGCCGATGGCGTGCCCGTACTGCTACGCGGAGCTAGGCGAGACGTTTCCCAAGCGCGCGACTGGTCGCATCTGCAAGCGCCATGAAGCGCAGTTGAGTGCGGCGTAGAAAGAAGCAACTCGATGTCCACACAGGCGAACACCGTAGCGCGTACCGCCCGAACTGCCAAAGAGCGAGAAGACGTGCTATTTGCCCTCGGAGTGACGCAAGGCGATCTCGCCAAGGCCATTCAACATATCAGCGTCCTAGCTGACAGCGCCCACCCGCTGATCGCGCATATCTGGCGCGACCTGGAGCGTGCGCAAGCCTACATCACCCGCGCTCAGAGCGATGTGCGAGTGGAGCCATACATCCCGGATACCCTGGACGACGCCGCATAGAGAACGAGCGCATTCCGGTGCCAGCCGAAACGCGCTCAGGACGACATCCACGAACGATAGACAACAGAACCACGAACCGCTACGAACGCAGCCCATGCGCCATTGTACTACGCTGGCGCGCGGGCTGCCTACCCACACAAAAGGCAGACCCGATGCTGAATGATCGCGACGCTGAATGGCTCGCCCGCTTCTGGGGACAGCCGAACAACGTCCAACCGAAACTGCCACCATCCGAACCGCTCACCCCTGAGCCGCCAGTGGCGGAATATCCGATCCGCAAATGCCACTACTGCGACGCGCTGACGAGCCGCGAAGCCTGTTCCCGCTGTCGCGCGCTGAAGCTGGCCATTCCCTTTGGCGTTTTGCGTGAACAAGTCCAACGCGGCCAGCGCACGGACTGGCCCGACGAGCAATGGACGCACGCCGAACTGCAAACAAACTGGCAGTGCGCCGCGCCAACCGAACAAGCCGCATGGCGGGTATTTCGCGCGTTGATTGAACGCGCCAAGTTACGCGGCTTCAACGGCTACCGGCACCTGATCCGCCAATGGTTCTTTCACCCTGAGTATTTCACCGACGAAGGGAAGGCAGCGTAGATGAGCACTGCGATCGCACGCTACGACGACACAGCATGGCAGCAGAAGCTGGAGGCGTTCCGCGCCGCCTACGCCAGCAACCTCACGAACGCGGAACTGGCGATCTTCGGCGACGCCTGCCGCCGCCTTGGGCTTGATCCTGCTGCAAAGCAGATCTACGTGTTCAAGGACAGCAAGGGCAAAGTCACGACGATGGTAGCGATTGATGGCTACCGCAGCGTTGCTGAGAACACCCACCAGTACGACGGCCAGGTCGGGCCATTCTGGTGCGGCGCTGACGGTGTGTGGAAAGACGTCTGGCTCTCAGACACGCCGCCAGTCGCTGCCAAGGTGGGCATCCGGCGCCGCGACTTCTCAGAGATCATGTGGGGCGTCGCGCGCTTCAAGGCATTCGTGCGTGACACCGACACCTGGCGCAAGATGCCGGAAGTGATGCTGGCGATTCGCGCTGAGATGCAGGCGCTGCGCAAGACGTTCCCGAACCAGCTCGGCGGGACGTACACGCCGGGCGAGATCGACGACAGCGATCAGCAGAACTACGTCGAGGCGACGGTCGAGGAAGCGCCACGCGCCAGCGAGGAACCGCGCCAGCTAACAAATGGAATCCACGATCGCGATCGCTCAGCTAACAACGCATCGCCGGCGGATGATCTGAGCATCGGCGAGTTCGTACGCGGCGGCGCGCAACTCGGCATGAACAGCAAGCAGATGGCCGAGCGGCTGGGCATCCCGCAGCAAGACTTCCATAAGATCAACCGGCGTGCAGCGCTGGAGAAGCTCGCTGGCGTCGTGCCTGAGAGGGCTGACAAAAGCGACGAAGCGCAAGACGACAATGATCATCTGCCGGACGAGGCCGATACGCTGGAGTTCGTACTAGAAGACCACAGCCAGGACGCCAAGGACGCGGACGTTGCGCAGGATGCGCCAGTGGAGGAAGAGAAGCCGTTCAACCATCTCGGCGATCTGGTGTTCCGCAAGCTGTGCAGCGCGGCGGGGCTGAAGACGGTCGGCGCGGTTGAAGACTTTCTTTCCGCGACGCTGGGCGAGCCGCCATACGACCGTGAGCAAGCCATAGCGAAGGTGAAGCGCGCCAAGGAATCCGCCGAGCGCACGCCGGACCTGAAGACACTACCGGCGAAGGCGGTGCATTGATGTTCGAATGGCGCAGACAAGGCAGCCTCTTCGAGGAAGTTACCGCGCGAGGCGACAACCATTGGTTCAATCTCGCAACCAAATTCCGAACGATTGCGCTCACTGCGTCGGAGATGGACGCGCTTAGCGAGGCGTGGCGGCTCTGGCGTGAACAACAGGTCAAGATAGTAAGCGCAATTCCGGCGCAGGAGGGAGACGCCAATGGCTAACTGTCGCTCTTGTGGCAAGCCCGTGATCATGCTGCGCAGCGCCAGCACTGGCAAGATGGCGCCCATCAACGCCGAGCCTGATGCATCCGGCAACATTCTCATCAACGCCAAACGCGGCGAGTATCTGATCGTGGCAAAGGCCGCGCGCACGGTGGAGATGGTTCTTCATCTCTCGCATTTTGTCACCTGTCCCAACGCCAGCGAATGGCACGCGACGAAGCGAGGGCGCTGATGCCACCAATCATCAATGGCGCGTGGACGAGAGGGCGTCTCAAGCGGGTCACATCGCTTCGTGATGGGCGCGTACTGAAGTTGTGCCTGTCCGTGAATGGGCGTCACTTCGATACTTTCGTTGCTACTGGGCGCTTCCATGATGAACTGCCGCAAGCCGGTGATTCCATCGAGTTGCAGTACGGGCCAGGATTCTCAGATGGGCATCCTGGCGCACGGTCGCTATGGGTGGACGGAAGGCAGGTATTCCCATGAGGGCAAAACCACAGCCTGCCACGCCTTCGCTTTGGCCGAGCAAGGACACGTCACCTGAGACACCGCTGGCGATCCTCGGTGATGAATCCGGCGCGCGCTACAGCCTGCACAGCCTGATGGAGTGCGGCGCCGAGTTCACCTACGCGCAGCTCGTGCCGTTCGCGCAGCGCTTCGACCCATGGGCTGAGCGCAAAGTAATCGAGATGAAGCGACTGAAGGTGGCGTGATGACAGAACAATGCCCAGGATGCGGGAATTACCGCGAGATCCTGCTGACATGCGCCAAGTGCGGGGTCCATCGATGTGGCGCCTGCACACAACTTGAGGGCCTCTTTAGCCGAAACAAGGCCAGCACATCCCGGCCAGAGATCGACTGGCTCTGCGATGACTGCGCTCAAATCGCAGACCCGTCAAAACGCGACATGATCGACCAAGCATCGATATAGCACGTCACTCATCCGTGTAGGTAACTGAAAGTGAGGCCGCACATGGCCACCAAGACGCTCGCCATCGAGCAGCTCGCGCAGGAGATTCAGCTCTGCCAGTTGCCATCCCCCGTCGCGGAGCATCGCTTCGCCAAGGATATCAAACGCCGCTGGCGCTTCGATCTGGCGTGGCCTGCGGCGATGCTGGCCGTGGAGGTGGACGGCGGCACCTGGAGCGGCGGCCGTCACGTCACCGGCAGAGGCTTCGAGGGTGACTGCGAGAAGCTGAACACGGCGACCCTCATGGGCTGGCGTGTCCTGCGCTTCACGACGGACATGGTGCGGCGTGGCGAGGCCATCGGCGCGATCCTCGCTGCGTTCGATAATCAGCAGGCGGCGTAGCCCTATGCGAGATGCGACACCTGACGCGCTAACACAGTTCATCCGCGAACTAAACACCTACCCTGTGCTCTCTCCTGAACAGCATCTCGCGCTGATCGAGAAAGCGCAGGCAGGCGATCAAGACGCCATGAACACGATGGTTACGCACAACATGCGGCTGGTCATCGCGATAGCGACTCGCAGCGCCGGGCAGGGCGTGCCACTCATGGATCTGATCCAGGAGGGTTCCTTTGGCGTGAGGCGCGCAGTTGAGAAGTTTGACGCGACCAAAGGCTTTCAGTTCAGCACCTACGCGACGCCATGGATACAGCAAGCGGTTGGACGCACTATCGAGGACATGAGTCGGACGATTCGCATTCCATCCTACAAACACCAGCAAGTGCGCAAGATCAAACGCGACCTTGCGCACGATGACGTGGCCCGTGCGATTGCGTTGGCTGAGGCGCAAGCGGAATGGGAAGTGGTCTCGCTCGATAGAGAACTACACCCAGATGATCCCTATGACGAAACCACACTGGCTGATCTGATCCCATCATCCAATTTACGCATGAATGTGGAGCATATTGCGAATCAGCAACTGCTGCTCTCGCTCTTTGCGCGCGCAAAGCTCACCAAGCGTGAACGAGCGGTCATCATCTACCACTACGGGTTGGACGGCAAGGGAGCGCGCACACTTGAAGCGACTGGCGCGCTCATCATCACCGCTATCGGCAAAAAGCGCATGGGTATTACCCGCGAGCGTGTGCGCCAGATCGAGGCGAACGCCCTGCGCAAGCTACGTCTGGCAGCCACCCACAGTCGAGACCGTGACGCGCTGCTGGCGCTGGTCGCGTAGAAGAGGCAGAGGTTATGGCACAACAGCATCAGTCATCGCCCCTGCTTGAGGCAGCGCTGGCCTATGCCACACGAGGCTGGCCGGTCTTCCCACTGCACACGCCCACCCCCAGCGGCTGCTCGTGTGGCAAGCCAGACTGCGATCAGGTGGGCAAGCATCCGCGCTGGCACAAAGAACTCCTGCCCAATGGTCTCAAGAACGCCACTGCTGATCATGCGCGCATTCACGATTTCTGGCGGCGCTGGCCGCATGCGAACGTTGCGATTGCGACCGGGCGCCAGAGCGGATTGCTCGTGCTCGACATCGATCCTAAGAGCGGTGGCATCGATGGCTTACGCGAACTCATGCGTCGTCACGGCGCATTGCCAGAGACGCTCGGCGTGAAGACTGGTGGCGGTGGCTGGCACATGATCTATGCCCATCCGCGCGATGAGGCGCTCTATCGCAACGTCACGCGCCTGGATGGGCTGCCTGGTCTAGATATTCGTGGCGATGGGGGATATATCGTCGCAGCGCCATCGCTGCACGTCTCAGGCGCTCGCTACGCATGGGAGAACACGCTAGAGGCAGCGCCTCCGCCTGATTGGCTTCTTGAGCTTCTCAGGCGCTCACGCAATGCGCCGACACAAGCGCCGACCATCGCGCCCATGCCCGCCATGTCGAGCGAGAACGCCGAGCATTGGCTACGTCACTATCTGAACCAGGCGAAAGAGGGCAGCCGCAACGAGACCGGCATGTACCTCGCGCGCCAGCTCCGCGACACCTCGCGCCTCTCACTCGCTGACGCCGAACCATACATGGTCGCCTATGCCGATGGCGTCCCTGGCGTGGGCTACAGCGCCGCCGAAGCACTGCGCACGCTACACAGCATCTACACGCGCCCAGCAGGACAGCCGGCGGCGCTCAGAAACCAACCACAGCCCGCTACACAACCGGTCAGAAAAGTTGCACAAGCGGAACCGGAGCAAGAATCAGACGAGCCGACACCACTCCGCAAGTTCGTGTTTATGCGTGATACGGAAGTCGAGAACCTTCCGCCGCCGTCCTGGCTGATTGATGGTCATCTCGTCGAGAACACGCTGTCGATTGTCTATGGCGAGTATGGCAGCGCCAAGTCGTTTCTGACGCTGGACTGGGCGCTGTGTGTCGCCACTGGGATGCACTGGAATGGCTGCGCGGTCAAGCAAGGTGTGGTCGCCTACGTCGCTGGTGAAGGCATCGGCGGCATGGGCAATCGCATTCGCGCCTGGAAACAGCAACGCGGCTGGACAGGCGAGTCCGATCTCTGGCTTCTGGGCGATCCACCACAGTTCCTCTCGAATGAGGACATGGGCCTGCTGCATGCGGCGCTACGCGCTCTACCTGAGCCACCTAAGCTGGTCATTATCGACACCCTTGCGCGCTCGTTGGCTGGCGGCGATGAGAACAGTGCGCAGGACATGGGCAAGGCCGTTCAGAACGCCGACATCATTGCGAAAATCTTTGGCTGCCACGTCCTGCTCGTTCACCACAAGCCCAAGAACGGCGCCGGTACCAGAGGTTCCTCTTCTCTCCCCGGCGCGGCGTACTCCATGATCGAGGTCACGAAAGACGAAGACCTGATCACTGTCCGATGCGAGAAACAGAAAGACGCCAAAGAGTTTGAAACCTCACATTACCGGCTGAAGGTGCTAGACCTTGAGCACCTGGATGATCAAACGTCCTGTGTGCTGTTTCCTACAGCAGCTCCATCCAAGTCAGGGGATGCGAGTTCACGACCCACGCCACGCTCTGAGCGGGCAATCCTGGCTTGCCTGGCGAATGGCGCCGCCACATTTAGCGCCATTGTGCGATACGCGGCTGAGAACGAGGACCTGCGCGAGCGAGCCGTCGCCAATGGACTAAAAAGCCTGTTGGAAGCGGGTAGAATTACGAAGGACGGCGAGATGTATGAAAACGCCGACAGCTAACTGCATTCTACTGCAATGCAGTGCAAAATGCAGTGACTTCAGGGACTACTGCAAAAATCCCCCCTATAGGGGGGATTTCATGCAGTCCTGAAGTGCAGTTGTTACGGTCAAGCTGCCGCTAGGCAAAATGCAGTTGATTTGGAGGTGTGAGAATGGCAACGTTGAAGGCAATCGAGACGATCTACAAGGATTACCGCTTTCGTAGCCGACTGGAAGCGCGATGGGCAGTCTATTTCGACTCACTAGGTGTTGAGTGGGAATACGAAAAAGAAGGCTTCGATCTCGGTGGCGTCTGGTATCTTCCCGATTTCTGGCTGAAGACTGTCAACATGTGGGCGGAAGTCAAACCAGGCGCGTTTCATGGTGAGGAAATCGAGAAATGCAAGTTACTTGTGCGACAAAGCGGTTATGGTTGCCTCTTACTTGACGGTATGCCGGAAGATCGCCCGTATATAGGCTATGATCTCTGGGAAGATGGTGATGGCGACTTACAAATGTGGGATGATGGTTATGTGGTCGATGAGCGAACCTACTTGCTCGACGACATATATATCCATGACGAACATCGCTTCTACATAGACCCTTTCGGAGGTGAAACACTCGGACTTAGAGGACAAGAGGCTGTGCGAGCTGCTAAACGTGCTCGATTTGAACATGGCGAGAAGCCATAATTTCCCACCATAACTTCCCAACCTTTGCGCCCTGCTCTCATGTGGGGCGCTTTTCTTTACCCTTCCCTTTATCCACTTTGGCCAACGCGCATTATCCACGTTGGTCAGCGCTGTGTTATACTCAAAGGTGGCGATATGACTGACCGTCAGTCAGTGGATGCGACGTGCGCAACTCTTTAGGAAGCCAAAGAGGAAGTCCATGTACGGGCGCGCGCCTGAGGATGATTTGCTGGCGCGACAGCGTGAAGCGAAGGCCGTCGAGATGCGGCTACAGGGCTACCAGTTCGATGAGATCGCCATCGAGTGCGGGTATGTTTCCGAGGATGGGAAGCCCTACACTGGGTCTGCCGTCAAAGCGTGGAAACGTGCGCTGAAGCGTATCCCGCAACAGGCCGTCGATGAAGCGCGTGAGACCATGCGCTTGCGTTTGGACAGTTACCGTAAAGCGGTCGCTAAGCTGAAGTATGGCGACAATACGGCGCGCATCATCGAGGTGCTGACGAAGGTCGAAGAGCGCGAAGCCAAGCTCCTTGGCCTGGACGCCATTGAAGACGCCGCGCTGTCCAATCCACCGCAGATCATCATCAGCGAAGACGTGATGAAGGCGATCCAAGGACTGACGCCAACGTACATCGAAGGGAGCGTAGATGGCAGCGCCAGCGCTTCCCAAGATTGACGCATTACGCGAATCACCAAAGATCAGCGCGCCGCAGTTTCGCGGCGCGGCGTTGGATCTGATGGGTGCCGCTGACACGGAAGTCTGTCTGGATGGCCCTGCTGGCACTGGCAAGAGCTATGCTGCCCTGTGGAAGATGCACATGCGTCGCATCCTGTTCCCAGGTAGCCGCGGATTACTCGCGCGCAAGACGCTTATCAGCCTGAAGTCTTCCACGCTCGTGACCTACAAACAGCAGGTACTTGGACCGCTTCTCGCGCTCGGCTATGTCCGGTTCTGGTCTGCCAAAGGTGATGAGCCAGCGCACTACGCCTATTGGAATGGCAGCAAGCAAGTCATTGTTGGCCTGGACAAGCCCGGCAAAGCAATGAGTACCGAGTATGACGATATCCTGATCGACGAGGCGCTGGATACCGAAGAGGAAGATATTGAGACGCTGCTGACGCGCATTCAGCGCCCAGGCCATGAATACGGAGTCGAGGGGCGGCCACCCTACGCGCAACTCACACTGGTGACGAATCCAGGGCATCCCACGCATTGGCTCAACCAGCGCATGAATGCGGGCCGCACGCGCCGCCTGATCTCGCGCCATGAAGACAATCCCAAGGTGACGCCGGAATACCTGGCCCTCTTGCAAAACAGCTTGACTGGCGCGCGCTACGATCGGCTCTTCCTTGGCCGTTGGGTATCGGCTGAGGGCATCGTGTACGACGAGTGGGATCCTGCCGTCCACCTGATCAAACGTTTCGAGATCCCGCGCGAGTGGCCGCGCTACATCGTGATCGACTTCGGCTTCACCAACCCCTGCTGCATCCAGTGGTGGGCGATGGACCCGGACGGCAGGCTTTACCGCTACCGCGAACTCTACATGACCAAACGCACGGTAGACGAGCACGCGGCGAAGGTCAAAGCGATCAGCGCCAACGATCCACTGCCACGCGCCGTCATTGCCGATCCTGAAGACGCGGACGGACGCGCCGTCTTCTCGCGCGTCACCGGCTGGAGCACGCTACCCGCCCACAAAGACATCGAGAACGGGATCCAGGCCGTCAAAGCTCGCATGCGCGACGCTGGCGATGGCAAGCCGCGCATCTTCTTCCTGCAGGACTCGCTCATCGAGCGCGATCAGGATCTGGCTGGCCGCAAGTTGCCGACATGCTCTGAGGAAGAGATCGAGAGCTACGTGTGGGCCACCAACGCCGCGGGCATCAAAGAGACGCCGGTGGACGCAAACAACCATGGACAGGACTGTCTTAGGTATCTCGTCGCGCATTTTGACTTGGCTGACCGGCGCGTGCAGAGCGTGCGGATTCCATGGTAGGAGGCCATTGTGGATAGTCCAACCGAGTGCATGGCCCGCGCGTGGAAAGCATATGGCGGAAGTTTCAAGCCATCGTTGCAGCGCTCAAAAGATGGCTCTGGCCGTCCTATCGGGCCAGACTTCAATGTGGCGACCAACCGGTGCGCGCCGATTGTGAACGCTGGCCGCGCGTTTCTGGTAGGCAAGGACATCAAGTTCCAAGTGGAAGAAGGTGTCGGGCAGCAGGCGCAAGATGATCTTGACCTGGTGTGGAAGGCGAACAAGAAGGGCACGCGACTCAGAGAGCTTGCCGACAATGGCGCGGTATGTGGGCATCGGTTCCTCAAGCTGATTCCAGACGGTGTGATCTACAAAGGTCAGACACTTCCGCGTATCGTGGTCCTGGACTCACAGCAGGTATCCGTCGAGACTGCTGACGATGACTGCCACCATGTGCTTGCCTACAACGTCACCTGGCAGACGAAGGATGCTGCTGGGAACGCCATTACCAAGCGCCAGCGATTTGAGCGCATTGATGATGTTGACGGGCTAGAGCCGTTGGGTGCGCCGGAACAATGGCAAATCCGCAACCAGACGCGCAAGAGCGAGTATGGGGCCACATTCAACGGGAACGACCCAAACGCCTGGATAGACACGGAGCCGCCCACACTGTGGGAGTATGACTGGGCGCCCATTCACGGCTCGCCTAATCTCATCAACGCCTGCGAATACTGGGGCGTTCCTGACCTGACGGAAGACATTATCGCGCTCAATGAAGCGCTGAATCTGGTCAGGTCATCCAACAACAAGATTGTCTACCACTACGGTTTCCCGCATCGCTATGGCGTGGGCTTCGAAAACGCGCAGATGTCCTGGACGCCGGATGGCGATATGCCGCTCCTGCCGAGCAAAGAATCTGAAATCCGCGTGATCGACAACAAGACGGATCTGACAGCGGCGCGGGCGCATGCGGACGATCTGAGCGGCGATATAGACGAGATTTCCGGCGTGCCTGGTATCGCACTGGGTCGCATGGCCGACCTGGGCGGCGGTGATATCCCAGCGGCGACGATGCGACTCAAGTTCCAGCCATTGCTCGCCAAGACGGATGACAAGCGTGAGCCATTGGGCGAGATGCTGGCCGAGGTCAACGCGCACATCCTGGAATTGATGTCCTACGGCCCTGGTATCGAAGTCGAGAACGTCTGGCCCAAAGACATCCTGCCACGCAACGAAAAGGAATACGCGGAAGCCGCCACGGCGTGGGATCAGCTCGGCGTCAGCAAAGACTCACTCATGACGCACTATAGCGACTTTGACCCGGATGAGGAAGCCGAGAAGAAGGCCGACGAGCAAAAGGCGGAAGCGGACATCGCGCAGCAGGCGCTGGCGAACTTCGACGCTGGGCAGGGTGGAAACCCGTTTGGTGGCGATCAGGCCACGCCAGTGGCTTCTGGTGACGCTACAGGCGGTATGCCAGCGGGCAATCTGAACCATCCGGCGATGCAGGCCGCGGGAGCAGCCGCTACAGCAGCGGCAGGGAGCCAGTAATGGCGCAGACAGAAGAGAAGTACGTGCGCCTCGAAAGCGACGAGCTATTTGACATAGAGCTAACGCGCTTGTTTGGCGTCGTCTGGCCTGTCGTTGGCTATCCACAAACGCGCTTCGTGATCAATCGAAACGATGGCTATGATAGCGGTTTCAACCTATCGCTACATGACGCGCGGGAGCTGCGAGACGCGCTAGACGAGATGCTGGAAGACATTACGGACAGACGGCATTAACAGGAGGCTAGGCGATGGAAGATAAGCAACGCAGGCCAGAGTTCCCGAAATGCAGGCATTGTGGCGTGGAACTTGGCGAAGACCACAAGCCGACATGTCCGAGTGTGTCAGCCGAGACAATGCGGCGCTTAGAGATTCCGGCGCGGCACGTTGGATTGAACCCAGCGCAACCATGCTTACGCTGTGGTGAGTTGACTCATGGATTCATGGCGGCCACCGGCAAGCCGATCTGCGCTGGGTGCTACGCCAGTGACCCGCGCGTGAAGCCGCATTTGCGTCCAGTTGGATTCTAGCGGCAGGAGGGCAGTAGGCGATGGAATACACGATTTGGTTTCGATTAGCGCCGCATCGGGAGTGGCAGCAAGCGCCGATCACGCTTGAGCCGCTGAATCCTTACGAGGCAGAGCTACAGCAGCATGCAATTCAAGTCGCGCTGAAGCAGGTCGGCTACCCGTTCGCGCAGGCGGAAGTGCGGGAAGTGCCCCAGCCATTCGACATGCTAGAGCGCGTCATGCACGAAAAGCTGGACGGAACTCCGAGCTACGGCGCAAATCCTGAAATATGGATTCTAGAGCGCAACGGAGTTGACTGGGCATATGTCGGCAGCGAGGCAGACGCTGTGCGCGTCAACGCGGGCTGCGCAGAACTGGACGAGGAAGGCGCGACCTACACCTACCACAAGCAGGAGCCGCCAGCCGTCGAGGTCGGACATGGCGAGATGCCGCAGGAAGGTTTCACGCTTGACCTGGGCGAAATCAGCCTGATTCCCAACGTTATGGCGAGCGCCACTGCCAAGACGCCGACAACGTTCAGTAGCAGCTTTCCTACGCGCCTGATGTGCCGCCATTGTGGTGGCGAAAATGGCGCGCACAAACCGCTCTGCAAACAGTGGTAGCTATGGTCTCCCCAGCGCAAATCACCCTTTGCGCGCGATTTGAAAGGTTGACGTAATGGAAGAAAAGGCGAGCACGAAACAGCTTCCTTGGCTGGTCGCGTTGGTCGTGTATCACTGGTCGGCTTTCTGGCTTTGGCTGTATCACCAGTCGCTTGTGCACGTGTACAACTTGCGCCAGTGCAAGCACTGTGGCGGCTATTTCTACAAGGTCGCCATGGCGAATGACAGCGCCACTACCTGTCAAGCGTGCTTCTTGGAGGGCTGGCGCTCCTACAGCGCTGGCGAGTAAGGACTTATCCCGTCATGAAGCGAGCATTGTTCACCATCATGCCACTGATCGTCACCGTAGCGCTAGCCTTGTCGGTCGTCCTCTCGCCCAGGCCAGCGCAAGCGGCGACAACGGTGTGGTCTGACTCGCTCGCTGAGGTCGGTATGCCGAGCGCGCCGGCGATGTGGCAGCCGAGCAACTGGGATGTGCAGATCCACACGCGTGACATGAACCAAACCGGCGATAGCATCATGGCACAGCAGGCGGACCATGGCGCGGATTGCAGCGCGCCACCAGCCCAGCATCAGATCAGTACCTGGCAGCAAGCCGTATTCGTGTGCCATAGCCACGTGATGACCGCTATCGCTGACGAGGGTTACGGTGAGGTGGCGCTGACGCCTGACCGCATGGCGGACTGGAGCGCAGGGCCGGTCACCATCGGGTTCAGCGTGTCTACAACCCATCTGAGCCAGCGCGATTGGTGGGCGCTGGACGTGTCGCCCTTTGCTGAGCAGTTGGCGTTGCCATTTGACGAGGGCGGCGTAGACCTTGCGGGCATGCCGCGTCACTTCATCGAGGTACGCTCCGACAACTGCGGCAATGACACATTGTTCCGGGTGGCGCGTGAGTTGCCTGGCGCGACTGGCGATGATTCGAGTTGGGGCGATGAACTGTCCCATTCTGGCTGCCTGCGTGATTTCGGTATCCAGCCAAGTCCAACGGTGCGGACGCCATTCGAGTTGGTGGTTTCGCAAACCGGCTACATCTTCCGCATCAAAGGCGGCGCGACACTGACCCAAGGCAACTGGGCGCATCCGCTGGCGTTCTCTCAGGGCGTGGTCCAATTCATTCATCATAGCTACAACCCAATGAAGTGCGACGGATGCAAGCCTGACACCTGGCATTGGAGCGACTTCTCGATCTCCAGCGCCGTCCAGTACACGCTGCTACGCCCAACAGACCATCAGGTGGTCACTTCACCCGGCGGGACGGTCTCTTGGGCTTCTCCTGCGCCTACAGGGGCATATCTGAAGTTCGCGGGCATCGGCGCGATTCAGGTCAGCTATGACGGTGGCGCGCACTACCACGTGCCAGCCAAGCCGCCAATGGATGCGATCCTGAGCGACCATCCTGAACACTTCACCAACTATCTGGACCCGGTTCCTGCTGGCACGCAGAAGGTTCTGCTGAAAGTGAGTAGTGGCGGTATGGCGCGTGACTTCAGCGTCGTGAGCCTGTCATCAACTGGCGGTCCACCCCCACCGACACCTACTCCGACGAATACGCCTATCCCGCCAACTCCCACGCCGGTTGCACCGACGCCTACACCTTCGCCCATCCCCAGCCCGACACCGCAGCAGTATGACGGACCCTGCACGGTCATTCTCAACAATCAGCCCGTAACCGGCTTCTGTTCCGGCACGTTCACGCCAAGTTAGGAAAGGTAGCCAGCCATGGCCGCACAGGCGTTCTCGGATTACTTCGAGGACAAGATACTCAACTGGTTCAAAGGTTCCGCGTTTCCCACGCAACCCACAAACCTCTTCGTCGGGCTGTTCACCGCGCTACCAGGCGATACTGGCAGTGGCGGAGCGCCGTCCGATGGCACGGAGGCAACCGGCAACGGCTATGCGCGCGTGTCCATTACGGCGGCCTCGGCATGGTCCGCGATCTCCACGGTGAACACGACCCAGCGCCACATCACGAACTCGGCGCAGATCACGTTCCCAGCAGCGTCCGGCGGATGGGGCGGCAATATCGTCGGCTGGGGCATCTGGGATGCGTCCTCGGCGGGCAATCTGCTCTTCTATGGCACGACGACCTCATTCGCAGTCATCAACGGGATGACGCCGTTCCTGGCCGCCGCCGCCGTTGATGTGGGCGTAGACTAGCGCCTAGAAAGGTCGTGCGGTCATGGCCGCGATTCAAGAGTCAGCCTTCCGTACCGCTGTGCTCGTGTTGTCTGGCACGTCAGAACTCAACTCCCTCGCCAACAACAACGTTGGCGCTATCACCGGCACTGGATCAGGAACGGTACTCGATAACACGGGCAACAAAGATATCGTGTGCGTTTTCGAGCTACAGACTGGCACGCTTGGCGCGGGGCCGACTGCTGGCGCGGTGTTCGAGCTGCATATGTACCCGTCGTTTGATGGTGCGAACTATGCCACATCCCTGTCTGCTGGCGCGACACTGCCGAATGATCCGCCAATTGGCTTGTTCGTCGTCAACGGCACCGGCACGAGTCAGCGTCTACCGCTGAATGGTGGAGCGCCAGTGACTATCCCGCCAGGCAAATACAAGTTTGCTCTTGTCAACCGGTGCGGGCAGGCGCTACCTGCGTCTGGCGCGGCTGTCAACGCCTACGCCTTCAGCTACACGAGTATTTAGCGGTTAGGCGGGTTTGCCCATGCCGTCTGTGTTGGTCGCCCCTCGGCACCGTTGGATCAAGCCGGGTGGCGACCTGATCCTTGACCGCACGCACCCGCTTGCGTACGGGCTGATATCCGCTTTCCTCTTGCATGAGGGAAGCGGCGTCACCGTGCGTGACCTCGCCAAGCCGAGTCGCACGTCTACGCTGGCCGCTGGCGCATCATGGACGAAGACGCCCTATGGCTTGGCGGTCGTGCCCTCGTCCACTGCCGCGCAGAAAAATACATTCAGCGATAACCCAACAACCAAAGGCGCGCCATTCACCGTCGAAGTCATGTTGAAACACACCGGCTCCGATGCGACGTTTGCGGCGATCATCACTGACCTGACCACCTGGGGCTGCTATGTTCACGGCAACAAGCTGGATCTGGACGGCGGCGCTGATCCTGATAGCACCGGCTCGCTGACGACTGGTAATTTCTACCATTGCGTCTGGTATTGGGATGGTTCGAACGCGGGCTATGCGATCAACGGTCTGCGTGACGCGGGCGGTGGCTCGAACACCGGTATCACGAATCCAGCGGTTTTCACCGGCTGGGGCGGCGATGGGACCAACCCGGCGCAAAACAACACGATCCTGTGGTTTCGCGTGTGGGAACGCGTGCTGGCCGATGTGGAAACGACGGCGTTGTATGTTGATCCGTTCGGGATGTTCCGCTCGCCTTCGCAGGATGCGCTTTCACTCGCGGTGGCGGCTAGCCGTCCGTCGGTCATCTGGACGCCGCCGATACATCTTTTCTCGCCTCCAAGTGGCGGCAGTGGCGCAATCACGGCACAGCCAGGCGTGGGTATCGGCATTGGGCCAAATGCGCTGGTCAGTTCAACTTATCAGGTCGCTGCGACCGCTGGCGTTGGTATTGGCGTCGCCCAAAACGCGACTGTCCAGACCACCTACAGTATCCAGGCGCAACCGGGTGTCGGAATTGGGGTCAGTCAGAACGCGCTGGTGAAGACGAATTACCAAATCGCGCCAGTGGCTGGTGTTGGCATTGGGGTGGCGCCCAATGCGCTCGTCTCGACCTCGTATCAGATCGCGCCTGCCGCTGGCCTGGGCATTGGCATCGCGCAGAATGCTCTGGTCTCCTCCACATATACGATAGCAGCCCTCGCCGGTGTCGGTATCGGTGTCATGTGGAATGCGACGCTCTCTGGCAATCAGAACCAGATCCAGGCGCAGGCGGGCGTCGGGGTCGGCATCGCTCAGAATATCCTTGTGCAGCAAACCTATCAGATCGCTGCCCAGGCCGCGCAGGGATACGGCTTCGCACAGAACGCGCTTGTGCAGCAGCAATACCGAATTGCGGCGCTGGCTGGACTGGCTATCGGCATAGCGCAGAACGCCACATTGCAATCGGGCTTGGGCGCGAACAATCCGCCACCCGTCGCCACCATTAGTCCGAACGCGCCAGTCGTCCAGACAGGCAGCGTCGCATCCAACATCCCAGCCGCCAGTGTCAGCGCCAGCGCGCCTATCGCCAGCAAGGAGTGAGCATGACGGAAGAAGAGCCGATGGTTTGGCAGCCAGTGATGCTTGTGGTTTCAAAGCGCATTGAATGCGGCTGTGGCGCGAAGGCTGTATTTGTCGTGCTCGATGACAACAGCGACGCGTCCAGCGACTACGGCTACACGGGCTGGTGTCAGGACTGCTGGCGGCGTGAGCAGGAAAGCATGGAATAGGAGCCACCTATGCAGGGATCCGTTCTCGATATGCGTCGTGGCGACACGATGAAATGGACGTTCAACGTCACCGATCCCAACAGCGCGGGCTACTCGCAGACGCTGAGCGGCGCCACCGTCTATTTCACTGCCAAACGTGACCGCTCAGACGCCGACGCCGACGCGGTATTCACGAAAAACTGCACGATCATCCAGAACGGCTCGTCGAGCACGCCGGGCATCGTGACGGCGCAGCTCGCGCAGGTGGATACGACTGGACTGCCCGCGTACGATCTCGCGCTCTACTGGGATCTCGTGGTGGTGGATGGCGCGAGCAACCACTACACAGCAGCCAGCGGCGTGCTGAACGTGTTCGCCGACGTGAAGACGGCGCAGTGAGGAGGAAGCATGGGTGATGAAGAGGCCAACTGGCCTAACTGGACATTCTGGCGTGTCTTCACAGCCAACCTTCAATCAACGTGGTGGGGCATCGAGCACTGGCTGCTTACGAAGGTGCTGCGCAAGGAGTTCTGCAAGTCCTGTAGCGGCTACTTCCACGCCAACACGACTGTGGCAGGCAAGTGTGAGCAATGCTTTGTCAATCAGGCTAGTCGGGGGCGTGAGATATGGCAACCGCCTAACGCTCCTGTAACGCGCTGAGAAGGTCAAGAAGGCGCCTCGGAAGGCAAACATGGCTGGAATTACCCGTCTCGCAAAATCGCATCGTAGCGAGCAAGTTGCCCAAGATCGGGCCACACTGCGCCAACTCACAGACGACTATCTCGCCGTCTGGCGGTCTGTGCGCGCAGATCTCGACGAGCTGAACCACCAGATTAGCGAGGCGCGACAAGCGGGCAAGACAGTCTCACCATCCTGGCTGTACCGGCAGGAACGCTACAAGGCGCTGCTGAGCGGGATCCAGCAGCGTGTGAGCAGCTTCACCGACGCAGCGAGTCGTCGCATCGCTGGCGAGATGATGCGCGCCTCTGCGGACGGTGGCCGTGACGCGATGTCGCTGTTGCACGCAAGCCTGCCAGCGGGTGTGTCCTACGCCTTCACCGCGCCACCACTGGCCGCATTCGAGCAGCTATCCACAGCCACGCTCGGCAAACTGTTTGCTGGATTCGGGCGCGAGGCGGCGCTGAAGGTGCGGCAGGCGCTGCTACAAGGAATCGCGCGCGGGCAGTCGCCTGCCGTAATCGCCAGGAGCGTGCGTGAGGCGATGGGCGGCCCGCTGTGGAAGGCGCTGAGGATATCGCGTACGGAAGTTCTCAATGCGTATCGTCGCTCGTCAGCCGAAACGTATAGAAGCAACGCGGCGGTGCTTGACGGTTGGATATGGACGGCGGGGCCTTCGCCATGTCCGTTCTGTGCAGACCATGCGGACAAGACGTATTCGCTAGACGAGAGTCTAGACGCGATGACCCATCCTCAGTGTAGATGTGTAAGCAGGCCAGCAGTAAAGCCGTGGTCTGAGATATTGCCCGGCGTTGACATGTCGCAGTTCCCTGAGTTGGCATAGGCGCGGCCAATAAATCGCGCTGTAATATTGTCGGATGTGATAGGATGTGGTATCATGCCAGAGAACGGTGATGCGGCTGCGAACGCCCAGGCGGCGAACGACAGCCAGGCCCAGGCGGCCTCTGCGACGGGAACCCAGGCGGACCCGACGCCCCCCAATGAATCATCGTCCGTGAGCCTTGAGGATCTGAAGAAGATCCAGCGCGAGAATCAGAGTCTGCGGGCGCGACTCAAAGCTGTTGATGACGCCAAAGCCGCAGAGGAAGCGGCGAAGCTCTCAGAGCACGAGAAGACGCAAAAGGCGCTGACGGACGCGACAGAGCAGATCAAGACGCTCAAATCGCGTATCGCGCAGCAAGCAGCGCAGTTGGAAGCAGCCAAACTGGGGATCGTTGATCCTGAAGTCGCCGCCACGCTGATTCAGTCAAAGCTAGAGCTAGACGATGACGGCGCGCCAACCAACGCAGGCGATCTGCTCGCAGCGCTTCTGAAAGAGAAGCCTTACCTCAAGGCGACGGCAGAACCCACTCAGCAGCAGCCTCCCCGCGCCGCGATGTCCGCGACCAATGCGGGACGCGGTAGCAGCGCCGGACCCACCTACGAAGATTTGCGCGCGGGTAAATTCACCCCACAGCAGACAGCGCAGATGTGGGCAGACGGCACGATGGAAAAGCTGTTGAGCGAACACGCAGCCCGGAACAAATAAGCGGCCTCGCCTGGTGAAGCGCCTACGCGCTATGGCAATCAGGGCGAGAGCCATAGTACGAGAGGCGCTTTTGTATGTCTCTGAACGAATTCACACCAGAGGTGTGGTCTGGCGCGGTCCTGCTGTCGTATGAAAAGGCGCTCGTCTTCGCGGCACTGGCGGATCGCGAGTATGAGGGCGAGATCACCGGCTTTGGTGATCGCGTACACATCAACTCGATCTCCGATCCCACCATCAGCAACTACGTCAAGGACAACGACATCAATTCGCCGGAAGCCTTGAACGCCGCCGATCAGGTGCTTGTCATTGACCAGGCGAAGTATTTCAACTTCCAGGTCGACAGCATTGATCAGGTGCAGAACAAGCCGAAGGCGCTTGTCGCTGGCACACGCCGCGCTGGCTACAAGCTCGCCGACACAGTTGACCAGTTCATGGCAGCCCTCTACACGCAGGCGTCAGCCTCCAACGCCATCGGCTCTGAAGGTTCCCCAGTCACACCAACCGCGAACACCGCCGGAACCGCGATGTACGAATATCTGGTGACGGCGGGCAAGAACCTCAACATCTCCAATGCGCCAACGGAAGGGCGCTGGGCTGTGCTGACCCCTGCGGCATATGCGCTGCTCCAACTGGACAACCGCTTCGTCGCCAACGGCACGCCCGCAAACATGGACGTGGTGACGAACGGCCTCGTAGGTCGCGCGGCGGGCTTCGACATCTACATGTCGAACAACGTCGCGAAGCCCACCGCCAACTACAGAATGTTGTTCGGCGTGCGTGAGGCGTGGAACTTCGCCAGCCAGATCACCGAGATGCGCGCCTATCAGCCTGAGAAGCGCTTCGCTGATGCGCTCAAAGGTCTCATGGTCTACGGCGGCAAAGTGACGCGTCCTGATGGGCTGGGAGTCATCACCAGCACGCTCTAAGCGCTGGATAGCGGAACGTTGTGGGGCGCTTGACTCGCTTAGGCGCTCTAGCGAAGGAACACTGATATGGCTCGCACAGCGGTCACGACCACGACACTGACCAGCGCAAAGGACGCGACGCTCACGCCTACCGCGCTTCCGGCTGGCAACGCGATTGACCCAACCAACGGCCACAACGTCGCAGGCGCATTCGCCAGCAACGATGAGTTGTTCATCTACGTTGACCACACCACGGCCTCCACGAAGGTGCTGACGGTGCGCGCTGGAAACAATCCGCCCGCTCTGCGCGCTGGCATCGGCGATCTGACGTTCACCCTGGCCGCGACGACCAAGTATTTTCTTGGCCCGTTCGAGGCGGCGCAGTTCAGCCAGGCGGATGGCTCGCTCAATCTTGACTTCGCGGCGTCCGCCACCGGGACGCTGTACGCGATCAAGATCAAGCGGGACGTGTAGGGCAATTCCCATGTGGGTCAAGTCCAAGCGCGACGGCGGCGTGCAGTTCTTCCCAGATGACTGGGCGTACACCGCCTATCACATGGCGTCTGGCCTCTTCGAGGAGATCCCAGATCCAACCGTGAGTGAACCCGTTGCGCCTGTAGGGCCTGCTGAGGAAGTGGCCCCGGCGGCTGTCCCGGAGGCGC